CAGCCATCGCTTCTTCGACCTGAACGGCTATAGCGTCCACATCATCATCAAACTTGCTTGTTTCCCTGACGTAAACGTCAATCTCCAAGGCAAGTTGCCTGATTACGTCTGTTACCCCAAGGTTCATACGCTGACTTGTTTCACTGCCAGTATAAACGCTGATTGCGGGTAAATTTGTGTCGTTAAGTGGGTGAACGCGCGTCGTATACACACGGCGCTTCACTAGCCCCACATTAGACTTCAGTATTGAGGCAACCTTGTCCCTGATCTGCTTTCTAACGTGCGCCATTATTGTTTTTCCAAATGTATGGTTGTTACGCCAGTGCCATCATGCACCCAAGCAACAACACGATATTCTACGCTACCAATAATAAGATAATCATCTTCGGCAATGTATGGAACGTCGCTTGTCTTGCACATGAAGCGAGGTTGCTCCTGATGCACCAGTGCAATACCGCCAGCATCAACGGGAACTGTCTCATTATCAAAGATGCCAATAATTGTGCTGTCACCTAGCCCCAGCTTGCGCTGATAAGTTACGCTTTGAGCAAATTCATCCACGTTGAAGAGATAACCTAAGTCATCCGTCAGAGATAGCGCCATCTTCTTCTACTTCCTGTTCCTCTTCGACCTTGCCGTCGTCTAATACCGCGTAGCCGCGATCTATTAGCTTTTGAGCAACACGATCAATTACTTCATGCACCTTGCCAGCCTTTGACGGGATGCCGTGAATGATTGCATCTTTGATTAACTTAATCTTCATTTCTTCGCCCGTGTTGATTTAGGCTTTGCAGCGCGATCTGTCGAAGCAGCAGTAGGCTTTGGCTCTGGTGCCACGGCAACTCGCCCATAGGCCGTCAACGAAGCCGCCTCATCTGTTCCTAACTCAACTATCTCACCCGCTTTACGCGATGCGCCCGCTGCGACACATGATTTTAGAATGATGTACTTCATTTTTGACCCCTCAGAAGAGGGGGCGGCTTTCATGCCGCCCCACGTTAGCATTATGCGCCGTCGTTGTTGTATGCGAAGCTAACTGCGTGACGTATTGCTACGTCAACAGTTTGCAATGCAACGATGCGAACTGTGCCAGATGTTGATGCGGTGTATGGATCAACGGTGATGTCCAAGCCACCGTACATACCAATCAAGCAGTCTGCGAAGTTACCGAAGTATAGATCGCCCGCTGTGACTTGGTTTGATACGATTGCAGTGCGACCGTTGATTGTGCCATTTGGCTCAACAACAAACTCACCTGAACCAGCATCTTTCTTAGCTGTTTTCAGTGCGCCGTACATGGAAGCTGGCAAGATGTACGCTAGGTTGCCCATAAGCGCGTTATCTTCTGCAACCGCTGTTTCCATTGCAACAACTTCAGCAAATGTTGGAGTTGCCGCTGCGAAGTCTGTTGGTGCGTTGATGCCAGAAGTATTAGCAATACCTGTTGGCTGGCCAGATGAACCTGAACCTTGCAATGCACCGTTGTCGATTGCTAGTGCGATGCCTGTTGAAAGGTCATTACGAACTAGGTTTTCGATGTCTAGTGACGATTGCATCATCATCAAGCGTGTGATGTCAGTGAACGCACCAACTGTTTTTGGTGACATTGTGACCTGACCAAATGTTGGTTCGCTTTCAGTGGACGCGCCACCTTCAGTTGCGATCCATGCACCTGTTGATGCCGCAGTCTTTTTAGGGATTTTTACGTCACCTTGTAGACCTGTCAACATTGTCGCGCCAGCTTGCATCACTGATGATGCGTTGCGTAGTACGTCAATAAAGTCACCGCCGCGATACGCTTCTGCAACCATTGCGCTGTCATCTGATGTGTTCAGATCACGTTGCGCCCATGAACGCATAACGTCATGTGGCATGTATAGACCTTGTGGGTCTGCGCCAGCACGTTTCGCTGCTTCTTGTGATGCTTCAAACTCGAAACGTGCAGCTTCTTGCGCGTTACGGTCTGTTGGGTTTGCCATCGCACGGATTGCGTTCATCAAAGAGAAGTTACGAACTTCTTTCTTTGTTAGGCCAATCTCTTGTGTGTCTAGTGGCGCGTTTCCAATCGCTTCTAGCAGTTCACCACGGAACTCAGCTAGTGAACGACCATTTTTTACAGCTTCATCTGCCATATCGCGCTTGTTGTGCTTTGCTGCAAGGCGATACATCTCTGCTGTATCTTTAGCTGCGGAACGTGCTGCTTCTGCGCGAACCGCCTCTACGTCTACTTGTACTTCTTCTGACATAGTAGTTTCCTCAATAAGAGTTTCTGTTTTGGGTTTTGCGGGTGGCGCTTCTGCTGCACGACCTACCCCGACTGTCCTGTCTGCGGGTATGCTTACAACCGAAACCTCCATTGGCAGCCAATTATCAACACGGTAGCTACCCGTCTTGTCCTCGACCATTGAGTTGACATGATAGCCAACAGAAATGTTGCTTCTGATACCGTCCACAACATCTTCGAACACATCTTTGGCAAGCCCATTTCTTCCGAAACGAACCGTCGCACGCAAACGGCGTGCCGAGCCATCGAGGCGAACGTCCTCTACTACGCCAATCTGCTGGCGTGGATCGTGATCCAGCAGCAGCGGCATAGTGCCTGAGCGCGCAAAGCTGAGATCAATGCTGCGCTCATCGTGATCTAATACTTCTGTCCCGAAGCTGCGCTCAACAGGTTCTTCGCTCGATACAGCGATCTGAACTGTGCGCTTTTCTTCGTCAACAACTTTTGTGTCGAAGATCATACCGCGCGTTTCCATCTTTTCGCGGTCAAATCTATTTTCGACTTCGGCCTCTTCAGTCTCCAAAACCTCTTCAGTCTCTACAGAAACTTCTTCGATGACCTCTTCTCTAACTTCATCAGTCATTGTTTCATCCTCAATATCTGGCGATATTGTATCAGATTTATCCATATCTTGCATAGAGCGTTCCTTTTCTAAGCGTTCTGCGATCCTTTTGCTGAAAGAGTAGCCTGCGTTTCCACCCCACAAATCCCACGCAATGCGCCAAGCTGTCGGCCCGCCATCAGGCTCTTTTGCAGAATAATGCTTGGCTTTATTATTCTCATGGCGGCTAAAGAAACTATACATCCGCTTTACTGTCTCATCAGACAAGTTATCACGATTAGCTATATTTCGCGCACGGGCAACGCCTACATCTGTGCCACCACGGCCATATTCACGACGCCATTCAAGCGCGCGCTTGGCGGCTGTCACCATTCCATCAGTCGGCTTGTTCGGCATCTTCACCCTCCGCTGGAACTGGCAATTTATCGCCAAACGGCTGATAAGCCATACTCAGACCAAATTCGTCAGCCATTTCTTTGTCACGCTGGATTTGTGCAAACGTATCTTCAGCGTCACGACCATAGTTGGCAGCAATGTCTGAGTGGGAAATGATGCCGTTCTGCAAGCCTACAACCGCTGCATTCATCTCTTTTAGCGGATCAACCCACTGGAAGCCGCGACCACGCCAAGTTACGTCCTGCGTAAATTTGAACATCTTTGTGTCGCCGTTGATCGGGATATAGCCAAAGCTCATCACATGCTCCAACCACATGCGATAGAACGGATCAAGGAAGTGATCTATCATAAAGCGATGCAAGGTTTTATAGAAGTCACGCTCTTCTAGCGCGCCCTGACGGATCGAAGAATAACTGGTTCCCTCAAGATCATTTGCCAGTGACGTATAACTAACTCCAAGCCCACCCGCGATCCCGCGCAGAATGGACTTCTCAAAGTCAGCAAAAGCAGAGGTTGGGTGTGTCGGATCAAAGGGAGTAAACGACACACCCGCTGGGAGTTGGTGGAACGTCCCAGCTTCAGCGTCGTACAGCGGAACGACGCTATCTTCATCGTCATAACCGTCGGCGGTGAACCCATCGCCTGCGGGTGACGTAAAGAAACCCATCTTTGCGGCACCAGTACGTGCAGCAATTAGTTCCGCTTCCCTATACCCATGAAGCATTTTAAGTGACGTAATAGCAGCAGATGACCAAGGCACTCCGCGCGTTTGCCCTGCGCGCTCTGGCCTAAAGATATGCATCATTTCTTCTGCTGGAATTACGTCATACTTCCGCTGATTGGCTGGAAGCATATAGTCGTAATCACCCTTGTGATATGTCAAAACATGGTAGGCAACAGGACGCTTTGTGCGGCTGTCTAGCTCTACACCCATGCGAATTTGGTTGCCGTTAGGCGCTAGTTCGTTCTTTTCTTCATCAACGCGATCAGGCTCAATAATCTGAACGGCAACCCCG